AATACGAAGGTTTGAAATATAGCCGTCCATAGTGTTTGGATAATTGCCTGAGTTTACATCTTCTGTCCCAATTACCAAGTAATCCTGTGCTATATTACCAGCAGAATTATTAAGTACTCTTGCCCCATTCACATAGAATGCTATATTGCTACCCGTTCTTTGCAAGACAAAATGCGCCCACTGGCCTAAAGCTACAGAGGAACCGTTATTTCCTCCAGTTACACCATTTTGAAAGAATATTAATAGTCCACTGCCTGTAGTAATTATCATGCGGCCTGTACTACGACCTTGATATTGACCAACAATTGCTTGCTCTGAGGCACTATTACTATATACCCATCCCTCTAACGTAAAATTGCCAGATGCAGATATGGGCGAAGCAGCAATACTTAAAGCATCTGCTGTTCCATCAAAGTAAGCACTCGCCCCGTTTACCGCAGGGTCATACACTGCGCTGGTCGGGAATGGGCCAAATGCTGTGACTGCTGCATTGCCAGATGGTGTGAGTGTGTGAGCACTGGCAGAGTTATCAACGAACCTGTTGCTTTGACAGGTTAATAGCTTGGTGTTTGTGATTGCTGTTAGTTTGGATGTTGATGGTGTGAAGTTGCCTGTATAAACGGCTGTACCTTTAACGATACGAACATTAGACATATATCCTTTGAAATATTGTCCACCAGAATACGCCCCGATTCTTGGAGCCAGAGTTCCTCCAACATTTCCAGTATAACTACTTGATGCTTGGGATGTTCCATTAATATAGCAACTTAATGTGCCAGAACTCCTTACAAATGCAATATGTGACCATGACCCTAAAGTTAATGCTGTATTAGTACGAGCATAATATCCCCCGTGATAAAAATAGGGTTTTCCAGTTGCTTCAAACCCAAAGTTGCCACCATTATCACCATCTCCAAAACCAATAAATTGTGTATCCGACGCTAAGTCAGACGCAGGGTTGACCCAACCTTCTACAGTAAAGTCGCCTGTACCGAAATCCCAATCTACACTATCTGGAACGCTCAAATAATCATCACTACCATCAAAAGACACACCCCACTCACCGTCAGGCCGAGCAAATGGCCCAAACGAGCCTTGCGTTACATTGCCATAAGCCGTGACTGTGTGGTTAGATGCAGAGCCATCATCAAACACATTGTTTACGCCGTTGTTTGCACCGTCAAAGTGAGACAAAAAACTAACACGATTGAACTCATCGTCTGATGGGCCATCACCGCCAGCAGCACCAGCAGCACCCATTAGTATTTTATTAGCTGTACTCATTATGCTAAAGCCTGTCCAGAAGTAAACCCATAGTATGTAGTACCGCCATCTACAGTGTAAAATACAAACACATCAACATTACCACTTCCAGTAGATAGGGTAGGTGCTGTAGCTGAAGACCACTTAATAGCTGAGTTCCAAGTAATTGCCCTAGCTGTACTGTCTTGTATAACTCTTAGGGTAGCAGCAGATACTTTTCCACTAGCAGCAGGATTAGTGAAGCTAACTGTTGTATCCTCAGTCAAAGTGTGACTAAAATTACTAGCTGTCTGTAAGTTAAGGGATACAGCATTGCCAGTTGAGGTGACAGCAGCATACTCTTCGCTAAAACCATTGTCTAAGGTTACGACACCATTAGCATCGGCTGTGACAACCTTACTAGCTTCAGATAACCCTAGTGTTGTTACATCATTATAGTTTAATTCTGTAGCTGTAGCAGTGACACCAGTGTCAAGAGTAAGTACAGTTACCCAACCATTGTTAGCTTCGTTTCTAATCTTGAGGGTATTAGTATCAGTCTCATACCATAGTTGATTGGCATAAGTAGTTCCCGGTTCTGCATCCCCAGAAGAAGTAGAAGCCAGTGCTGCAAGAGCATTATTTAAGTCTGTCCTAGTAGCAGGGAAACTTTGATTAGCAATGTTAAAGTCATGTTGCGACATTACGTTAGTTCCTTTCCGTAGCCCTTAGCTACATAGTCTAGGGTCACTGCATTGGTGCTTGCTGATCCCCCAGTAAAAGTGTTTATAGTGAACCCAGTTCGGGTCTTGCTTGTTATTGTATATCTATCACCATCAGTTAAGTTAGCTAGGGATAGACCTATAGCTGGTGTAGCTGCAAAGGCATCATCAAAGGTGATATTAGTTGTTCCTGTAAAGGTTATATCACTGCCAGAGGTAGTTCTATCCTGCATATCTATTGTTGCCGACAAAGCACTTACAACAGGAGTAACATTAGTATCTGTTGATGTCATAACTAACCTAAACTCAAAGGCTCTGGCGGATATATCAGATACAGAGAATGCTTGCCAATCAGACCATGTGGGCGTACCTGTAGGGTCATCGTCTGTATGCCTTAACTGTAGTGAAACAGAGGTGTCACCAAAGGCTGTAGGGTCTCCATCAAACACACCTGATCTAGCATCAAATAGTCCCGTAGCACTATCAAATAGGTCTGTCCTATCAAACCTTGTACTTGTGAAAGAGAAGTTTAAGCGGCTTGTGTACTTTTGCCCTAAGTCAAGGTCATTACTAAAGTAGTATATTCCAGAAGATGCGTAACCTGTAAAGTCATCAAATAATCCAGACCTATCATCAAAGTTACCCGTAGCATCATCAAATAGTGGTGTCTCAGCTAACTCTAAATAACTATCATCATTTATTACCACATTAGACTTAACACCAGCAAAGGATGGGTCTTCTGTAAGTGTGGCTACAACATTAAGGTCTCCAATACCTATAGAGGTAACGACAAAGACAGCAGGGTTATCAGACTCATTAGACCCACTTGTAGTGTCATCTACAGCCTTAATGAAGTATGTACCTACACCAGCATTTTGCAAAGCAAGGGTACTACTACCTACAGGTACTTGTGCTATGTTCTCAGCTTCTGAATATACTGCCCCACTAGTTAGGTGGGAGTACCTAATGACATAGTGGGCTAAGTCTAAGTCAGATACTGGTGTCCAACTTAAGAACAGGTTACTTCCAACTACGTTACCATCAAAGTTAGTTACATCTGCTGGTAGCGCAGTTATTGTTTCTACATAATAGTTAGACACAGTGTTAAAGTCACCATGTACTCCAAGGGAATTAGTAGCCCTAGCCCTTATGTCATAGAAGCCATCCTCTACGCCTACATGTTCTACCCTCTCTGTACCGACAAAGGCACCAAGAGTTCCTAGTGCTGTAAAGTCAGTTTCTCCTGTCTTTCTAAACTGCACTTCTGCTGTATCTATCAGAGTACTTGTGTTGTTTATGTCAAGCAGTAGGACACCAAGGGTCTTACCCTTAACTCTCCTTAACTCAGTACTGATGTTTATGCCAAGGTTAGGAACTGTGAAAGGAGACAACAAAGTAGTATTATCTCTTTCGTAGACTATACCATCGTCAACCTCATCAAAGACACTTTCAGATATTTCCTTGAGGGTCATTTCTACTTGGAGGTCGTACTCATTCTGTAGTCCAAATGTCCAAGAGACAACCTCAAACTCTTTGTTAGTCCAACCAAGTCTGGTATTAGTGATCCTTACATTGTCTCCTGTCTGTACTTGAAAAGCCCTAAGACCAAAGGATGCTGTAAAAGTTAACTGTTGTCTGTTACGTTCTAATACAATCCTAGCTGTTCTTCTGGCTTCTATAGAGTTATCAGTCCAAGGAAGATCATAGTCTACAGAAGATTCTTGCCCATTATCAGCCTCAACAAAGGCGTCATTAGTTACAGGTGGGAAGTCTGTAACTTGCCAGTTACTTTCTGAACCTCTAAACGTACCTTTGACACTGTTAAAGTTATCACGGCGAGAGTGTCTAGTTGACAAGCTAAGACCTGATCTAAGGTCATCTTCGTTGAGGTCTAGTACAGGGGCAGTCCACTTAGCAGCCTTTACGTTCCAGTAACCCTGAGTGTACCATATAGTACCCCCCATAGAGGTCATAAGATCAGCTATAAGTTCCTGTGGCTCTATTGCTGTAGTAAAAGCACCATTGGCTGTATATCGTGTTGTACCAGCGTCTGTGTTAGTTTCATCACATATGTTAGCGGCAGTGGTAAAGGCTGTATCGTTTATGTTAGCGGCAGCTTCACCTAATCCATATCCTGTAGCTGTCAGATAATCTCTTACACAAAGGGCAGGGTTGTCAGACCAAACGGTAGTAGAGGTTCTAGGGTCATATACCTTCTTACCTTTAATGACAGCGGTAATCTCAGGGACGTTATTAGGAAAGGCATCTACATCATAAGTGAACTTACAGTACAAATAAGCAATGCCACGAAGTCTATGGTTTCCTGTCCAACTAGATACAGCACTAACTAAGTTACTATCAGCAGCTTGATTTGGTGAGCCTAAGTGCTGATAAATCTTAATCTTACCTTGGTAACGACTAGGAGAGGTTACAGTACCACTACCGTCTATAGTTGCTACTTCATCATTAATATATATCTCTTCAAAAGATTCTATCTCATGTCCAGCAAAGGCAACAACCCTGTGTAGGTCTACGTTATCTGTACCTGTAGTACCATCAAATATTCTAGCACCCGCAACTTTCATCTTACCATAGATGATCTGATGGGATATTGTAGAACCCCTTTGTGTTACTTCATAGCCTCTCTTACGTTCAGTACCACCCATACCACCTAAACTGGGTCTTAACGCCCTAGAGGTCTCGTAGGATAGTGCTGAGAACGCATAAGCTGTACCCGCCATAGGTCCCATGGTAAGAGTTACAGCAAAGGTTATAGCTGCATGTACTATTACCCTAACAACAGCTTTGGCAAGACTTTTTAAGCTAATACCCATTAGTTATTTCCTTATGCAGTTCTAGCTTTATCAGGGCTTCTTCCCCATATTATCTCTTTGTCTTGTAAGTCCTCTATAAAATCCATGCCAAGGTCTCCGGGATAGACTG